TTTTGTCGGGGTTTTTGTTTATATTTGATCTATGATTTACACCACACTCGAAAAGATTGCATTTGTGCAGTGCTACATACACCATGTAAAAGGTGTTGAGGTAGACATTGACAAGCCAAGCAACTCAAGGCAATGGCAACTATTAGAGGTGGCATTTCAGAAGGCGTTAAACTATTTCAGATGAAACACACTAAAGACAAAATTTGTACAGCATTACTTATAATGGTAATCCTTGTGGGTAGTGTGCTATTTACAGGGTGTGATAAGGAGGAGTGCTTTGAGTGTGAAGTTTTGCGATCAACACACGGTCACATTGTCGATAAAGAGCCTACTGAAGTCTATTGCATGGAGGAATATGACTTGAGGTTGATTATCACTGATTTCAACATGCAACACGACAACCAAGACACTATTAAGGTGTTGGATTGCAGGAGGATGAACGTTAATGATTAAACAATAAAAATCAATGGCAAAAGGAGGAGTAAGACCCGGTGCAGGTAGACCATCTAAGGCACAAGAACTTAAGGTTTCAGGCTTTGCTATTGCTGCTATTGTGGAGGAATACGGATCAGTAAATAAGTTTTGGCGGCACATTGCAAAGGAATCTTTAGAGAGTAAAGATCACTTGAAGATGTTGCTCGAATACGCATACGGAAAGCCAACACAACAAGTAACAGCAGATATAAGCCTAAAGGAAGTTATTGTAGACTTTGAAGACTAAGGTTCTAATCAAGAAGCCCAAGTTAGCGGACTATCAACAGGACATCGTTAAAAGCCCCGCGAGGTTTACCATTACAGAAGCCGGAACAAAGACCGGTAAAACATTCTCACACATTTATTGGCTTTTCAAGGAGGCACACGGCAAGACGGCTCAACAAGGTCGAAACTACTGGTGGGTTGCTCCCGTTTATCAACAGGCGAAGATTGCTTACAGCAGGATTTGGCGAAAGGTTGTGCCTACCGGACAATACACCACCAACAGGAGCGACTTAACTATTACCACACCATTAGGTACGATCATTCATTTTAAGACAGCAGACAACCCAGACAACCTTTACGGGGAGGATGTCTATGCGGCTGTGTTTGATGAGTTCACAAGGGCTAAAGCTGAAGCATGGTACGCTTTGAGGTCAACACTTACGCACACAAAGGCAAAGTGCAAGCTGATAGGAAACTTTAAGGGTAATGCGAATTGGGGGCATCAGTTAGCATTAAAAGCAAAGACAGACCCCGAATACGAATACTTCAGGATTACCGCTTGGGATGCCGTTGACGCGGGTATCTTATCGAGAAAGGAAGTTGAGCAGGCGCGTAAGGATTTACCTGCGTTTATGTTTAAAGCACTCTACCTTGCGGAGGGGGATATTGATAAAGCACGTTTGATTGAAGATGAGGCAATCAACGACCTAAAGCATAACAACTTTGTCGAGACAGGTAAAAAGTGCATCACAGCAGACATTGCGGCCTATGGTAGCGACCTCTTTGTAATGCTTGTTTGGGATGGTTTCAGGATTATTGACTACACCATTATTGAAGACCCTAAAGAGAAAGAGCCGCAGATGGTCGAGAAGATGATCCGCGATGCAGCCACTAAGCACAAAGTACCGCAATCAAATATCGTCTATGATGCTGATGGAATAGGTGCGTACCTGAAAGGCTATCTGCAAGGCGCTAAACCCTTCCATAATGGATCGCAACCTATAAAGCAATCCGGTCACAAGGTAGACTATCAGAACTTAAAGAGCCAGTGTTACTTTGCAATGGCACAGAGAGTGAATGACAGGGGGATTTACTTCGATTGTGACCTTGGTAAGTATTGGACTATCTTAGTTGAAGACTTGGAAGTGGTAAAGAACAGGACTATTGGAAAGGATGGCAAGGTGATGGTGCTGAAGAAGGAGGAAATTAAAGATATTATTGGCCGGTCACCTGATATAAGTGATGCCATGATGATGCGTGAACTACTTGAATTGCGTAACTTTGGATGGTTAGAAGGAATTTAAAACAGATAAATGAAACCAACACAGCACACCGTTAAAACGGTCACAGTAGAGCAGTACATTCGATTCAAAAAACTCGCCCGAAAGCACGATGAAAGCGATTCTCCTTTAAAGGATATTGAAATGATCTCTGAATACTTCGATCAGGACTTCAGCGATATGGATAGCGGTATTGCTGAATCATTCTTCAAAGAGTGGATTGATGGCATGATTAACATGCAGCCTATTATCGAGGCAATGGAAGCGGGTAAGACTAAGCCACCGGAAAGTATTAAGATAGGTAAAACAAAGTTCACCGTACCGACCAACATTGAGGATTGTAAGATTGGCAAGTATGCGGATTACAGCAAATACCTCAACGCATGGGAGGGAGAAACGGAAGGGCAATATCCTATTGCAATGGCCATCTTTTGCAAGAAACCAAAGGAGATGTATAGCCAGATCATCCTCAACGACCGTATTGAAACTATGAAGAAGGTGAACCTGATAACGGCTGTAAAGTGTTGTGCTTTTTTTTTCATTCAATCGGACAGATACAGGAGGATTACAAGCCCGTGGTGGTCGCAAAGAGAGCAAAAGGACACACCGACAAAAGCCACCTTATCGAAAGTATAAGCGCAGACCTGTTGCTGTATCGGTTATCAGGTATGCGTAATTATCTTATAGATATGTTTGGAGAAAGGAATTACATCTATGACTACACCATACGAGAGGGATTCTATTGCATGCAGATTCACGATAGTTATAACGCGTATCAAACGCACCTGTAAAATATCCGCAATTATTGATTAAAACGGTTATATTTCGCCCATGAGTGTAGAAGTTGCAGCGGTATTACGCAGGCAGTCACGCATCAGCGAGATAAGCCTTAAACGTGCGCTTTCCAGTAAAGAGGCAACGGGTAAACTACGCAACGGCATACGCTTTAAAGTCTCGACAAATGGAAACAATGTGCGGATGTTAGGCATAGCAGACGTGGCAGGATTCCCTTATTGGCGGGTGATTGACAAGGGTGCTAAAGGGCCATTCAGAGCAATGATGCCGGAGACACCTGACTTCATGGCATGGCTTCGCGCAAGGAATATCCCCCAAAGCGCATCCTTTCCGATCCGAAAGAAGATAAGCCGTGACGGAATAAAGGGAACAAACATCTTTACAATTGAAAACGCACAGACATTTAGCGAGGTCAGCGCGGCATTACCAGCGGCATTCATGGCTCAACTACGCAACAAACTCAAACCTTACAAAAAGATATAACAATGGCAACTTATGTAATAGCCTACACCGGACAATTTACCAGCACTTACAGTTATCCATTTAGCGGTTCTGTAAACATTGCTGATTCAGAACAACCCTTCAAGCGGGTGATTACCGCTGTATCGGCATCAGAAACCAATGTTCTTAATGTCGAATCATTCGATCAGTGTTTTGTTCAAATAAGAAACCTTGGGGATTTCCCTGTCAGGGTTCGCCTGTTCCATGATAGTGGTGAAACCATCGACATGGAGTTGCCTGTTGACAGAATGATTTCGATACCGTCTAAAGCAATTTCCGGTTCTCGAACAGGTCAGGCATTCTCCGCATTCGATGACTATGAGGATATAATTGTGCAAGGGATTGGAGGGGATAGCGATGTAGAGGTTTTAGTTATACCTTCAGAAGTTGCGTCCTAATGGCCATTACCGTAAATAGCCAACCCAATTACTTTACACCTGTTTACAACGACAACGGGGAGTATGAGTTTGAAAGTGATTTGAATACGGATGCAAATGTTCAAACGATAAACACTATAGGCACACCATCTGAGGACATTCAGGAGCAATGGGGGGTGGATGCCACGGATATTTTCCTCTACACATTAGATTTTACTGGTGGCGGACAGCTAATAGTTGGTGGATATGTTATAATTAACGGCACGGTTGGTTATGATGGCACGTATTACGTGAGAAAGGCTTTAGCATTCGGTGATGCAGGTTTTATTCTCGAAGGTGTAAACGATGGTACAACAGAGAATGTTGGCACTATCAAAACCTTATACAAGGAGCACCGAATAAAAGTTACCATTACACCAGTTGGTTTTACTGATGCCGCGCCTTTCACACTCACATCGCCATTCAATAGTGAGGGAATTGCTAAGGTTTGCGTTAGTGACTTCCTAAAGGATTACTTCAAATTCCTTTACAGCTTCGGAAACGCTACTGCATCATTCAATCCCCCTCATCACACATTTCGTTTCAATGTCTCTTATTTCGAGAGTTACCGCGAGGCATATGATGAACTGGTGGGGGTGTACAGAGTAAGGACTGTGACATCTGAACCGGAGTCGGGTGATGTGCGTGCTGCTGTAAATGCGTCCTTGAGGTGGGGTGAAGCCCAAGACCTTGGTGGCTCTCCCGCATTCGCATTCCAGCAGTATTACAACCTCCGGTATGACGACAACCAAACACAGGCATTATCTGCTAAATTCAACACTTACAGGCCTCGCAATAGTTATGCTTTTGTAGACGACTTTATATCACTTGGAATGCCTGTAAGTGGCGTTGATGAACTCGGTGCTTCATTTGCAATGACAATAAAGAGTTATGATGCCGAGGGCACTGAATTGCAATCAGACAACATTTCCGCACCAATAACATCCGGCACATCTTCTTTGAGATATGAGGTAGGTTATTCCCAAAACATATATCCCTTTCCAACAGGCTTGGCTTATTACACCTGTAAAATTAACGCTGGTACAAGTCAAAGTGAAACATTCAGGTTTGACATTCGGGAAAGTTGTCGCAGTAAATATCAGTTGTATTGGAAGAATGAATTTGGAGAGTGCGATACATTTACCTTTCTCGGAAGTCGTCGAGAAGCAGACATCGCAGACCATGAAACAGCACAGAGATCGACAAAGGAGCTTTCCATTGCTTACCCGTCCAACTACCGAAACATCAAATCAGAAAGCACACACATTCTTGTTTTGAATACTGGAAGGGTGAACACTGAGCACGCTAAATGGCTAAACGAATCACTTAGCCGTGCAACGGAAATATTTTTACAGCCAAAAACAAACCCCAATGTTTATCCAAACATCACACCCGTAATGTTGAGACGACAAACATCTGTTGAGGTTAACGATAACAGAAATACGCACGAGGTAGAGTTTGAGTTTGAAATACCCATGAACAACGGCCATATAGGCGCACCAATAATGCAGGCCACATGATAAGAGTTAATGGACAATACCTTGAATTAAATCAACAGGCATCACCTATTGCGTTTGCTGTTGACTTCATGGATATTCAGAAGGCCAATTCATTGAATGTAGAGGGGGTGGTTTCCTTCACGGTAAACATTCCAAGGACGAACACCAACCAGCGAATACTTGGACATTACTCACCTATTGCAGAGCGTCAAAACATATTTGATTACGAGTTTGCACCAAACGGACAATTCCAGCACAGCGGGAAGTTGCGCATAACAAGCAGATCAAGTGAGCAGATCGAGTTGCTTCTGACAACAGGTAACAGTGAATGGATTAACGAGGCAAGGGAATTGAACGCGCATGATGTCGATTTAGGTCAACGGTTCTTTGATGCTGATGAAGTGATCGAGCAACATGAAGCCGAATCAAATCCTGAAGTAGCATATCCCTTTTTAAGGTTATTTGGAGACGCTCCTGAATTGTTTTTCTCTTTAAAGGTTGACAACTTCAAACCAACACCCAACCTGAGAAACTTCTTTGACAAGGCATTTGCGAAGATTGGCTACCAGTTTAATCCGGTTGGAAAAATGAAATTCATTGACCGGTTGCATTTATTCAGAGGCACACCCACAGATGCAAACATCGACTTTGAGGACGCGGCAACGGAGTTTGACACGGATAATCCTTTATTCGAGTGGGGTGGTGGTGGTCAGGCCGTGCAGGGCAACTTCACAAGTTACCTGATACCAATTCCAATTAACTCAATCACACTTGACCAAGGCGACAACCTCACAACAGACACTTACACGCACCTCAACGAACCTGTTCCATCACCTACTTCCGGCACAGCAACCTATGTGAATTACAATACTGAATTAGGGTCTGTGATGAGTGTTAACCTTAGTTTGAACTTCAGATGCTTACCCGGCACAACGATGCCTAATAACAACGGTATGCCGCTCAGAATACAAGCCATCAAAGGTGCTTACCCGGGTGATGGAAACCAAAGGATAACCAACCCCGACATCCCTGCTCCATCACCGACAGACTTTGAGGTGTTAAGCGAGAAACTGATAAACTATACCGGTCAAATAGGTAACTTCTTTGCACCGCTTCCAGTTGAATTTGAAAGCATCACTTTACCGGATTTCGTCCTACCAGCCGGAGAGAGTTTCTTTTTAGCGTATCGCTTTGATGACTGGACACTTCAATACAATGGCGGCTTAACCCTTCACATGCAGGTTTACAAGCAAAACATTACTATTGATGTTGTGCCTACACTCGTGACGGAAGGGTTGTTTTACAAGTTGGAAAAGGCAATGCCAAGTAAGACACTTGGGGAATTACTAAGCGAGGTGGTGCAGAACTTTAACGGCATCATTGATACCGAAGACGGTGTTGTTAACTTATACAACCGTGACGAGTGGTATCTCGATGAAACAGAAGACTGGACTGATAAGATTGATGCAACACAGACACCGCTACTAAACACTATTCAGGATGTTTCAAAGAAGCTGAATTACCGGTATTTATTTGATGAGAATGATGTCGAGTTGACAAGGTTTGAGCGTGACAACGATGTGGAATATGGATACGCTCAGAAGGTTTTAAACGATCCAAGTTTAACAGGCGAAACAGAGGCCACTGATAAGATTGATTACGCCTTAGCGATTGAACAACAATACCCGCAAACTGTATTAGCTGTGTACAGAAGCGGTGAAGAGGCAGATGATTTCAGGAATACTTACCGGACTTCTGACAGGATGTTTTTCAATGCAGGTCGGCAAGGTCACACATGGAAGTTGGTAGGTGTAGATGAAACAACAACATTGAACACTTACACCAACATGACTACTGAGGCTTTGCGGTTTGAAGACTTGTTCCCGCAATTCTTCCAGCGCACCTTTGACCTGATAAACAACGGTGAGTTATTGGTGGCAGATGTGCGGTTAACCGCTGCGGATATTGTCAACTTGAACTATCGAAAGGCAAAACTATTACAGCTCGAAGATGGTAACATTGTGAAGGGGTGGATCAACAAGATTGAAGATTTAAGACCGGGCGAAAGGACTACTACAAAAATTGAATTCATAATCGAACGGTAATGGCAGACGAAAGAGATAAGTATTTTATTGATCTTGAAGTCGAGCAGGCAGACGGATTAAGCAAGATGGAGGCAATGGCGGGTGCTTTAGAGCGTCTTCGTCGTCGTCGCACACAATTGCGTCAAGAGCACAAGAAAGGGCTTGTAACGGATAGGCAATTATCCAAAGAAATGGATAGGCTGAATGTCCAAATAAAGGGATTGTCCAGCCGCTACCGTGAGGCAAGTAATGCAGCAGCAGGGTTAACCAAGCAGGGTATTCGCTTTAGGGATAAGATTGCAGGGGCAATGACACGGAGTTTGGCTAATTTGGGGGCGGCCTTCGCTGGCGCATTTGCAATTAGCAGGGTGCAGGAGTTTGTAAGAAAGTCGGTTAAACTGTCTGCTGAATTGTCTGATAGCATCGCTGACGTTCAAAAGACAACCGGATTAACAGAAGATGCAGTAAAGGGAATGGATGCTGCTTTTCAGAATTTAGATACGCGAACAAGCAGGACTGAATTACTCAACCTTGCACAGGTTGCCGGTAGGTTGAATATTGAGGGAACGGAAAATATACAGCAGTTTGTTGAGGAAGCAAATCAGATTCAAGTAGCACTTGGTGATGTATTAGGTGAGGGTGCGGCTTTGAAAATAGGTAAGGCAGCAGCCTCTTACAGGGAAAGCATTCTTGGCATTGGCTCAGCAATAAATGAATTAGGTAACACATCGAGGGCGCAAGAAGATTACATTGCAGAGTTTCTTTCGAGGTTGCAGGGTTCTGCCAGTGCTGCTAATGTTTCAGCGGCAGATATTGCTGCTTATGGTGCTACGCTCGATAGTTTTGGGCTTAAAGTTGAAAGCAGTTCAACGGCTTTGAGTAAATTCTTTTTAGATTTTGTTCAGGACACGGCTAAGTTTGAATCTGCTGCCGGAATTGCAGAGGGTGCATTAGGTGACTTAATTGGAACGCAAGGAACTAATGAAGGCTTCTTGTTTTTTATAGAGTCTTTAAAAAATAGCACAAACTCTCAACAGGAGTTTTTAGATGTGATGGAAACGGTTGGCGTAACCGGAAAGAGGGCATCTGAAACATTCTTAACAATAGCGAATAACATTGAGGAGGTTAGGCGTAACCAAACAACAGCAAATAAAGCACTTCAAGACGGTACTTCAATAACTGCTGAGTACGAAATAAGGAATAATAATTTAGCGGCATCTATTGACAAGCTAAACAAGTCCTTTGAGCAATTGCAAACAGGTGATGCTGCAACCAGTTTTTATCAAACAGTTGTTGACCTGTCTCAGCAATGGTTGGATTTGTTAAATGGCGTTGAAAAGTCTCAGGATCGTGTTGGTAAAGAGCAATCCGAACTTGTTACCGCGGGTTCTGGTACTGGTTTCATGGCCGAGTTAAATAGAACTTTAGCAGGTCTGGCAGGTGTTGCTATGATGTTTCAAGACACCGAGCAAAGTGTTGAAGATTTAAACACTCAAATATACAAGCGAACACAGGAGCTAAAGGATTTAGAAGCAGAGGCATTGCAGCAAACAGCTCGCTTTGGCACAACTACTTTAGGGCCACGAATAGATGAATTAAAGGAGCAAATAAAAGAGTTAAAGGCCGCTCTTTCTGGTGACTTTTCCTTGATTTCATTGTTTGACCCTGTCCAAAGCTTAGGCACTCCTTCTGGTTCATCTTCAACGAGTGGAACGGAGGATGACCCAGAAGTAAAGCAACAAAGCATTCTTGAGAAACTAAGAGAGCAAATAGCAGCTTTAAAAGAACAGCGCGACTTGGTGACAGAAAGTAGCGGTGGAAGGAGTAAGATATTAAACCTGACTTCACAGATTAACCAAAAAGAGAAAGAGTTAAACGCCCTACTCACCATCACTAAGGCGAGAACAAAATCCATTGAAGAAAATATTGGCGGATGGGCCAAAGGCGCACAAGAATACATTGAACTTACCGATAGCATTGCCGCAAGAGATCAAATCGGAATAGGATTCGACAGCGAGGCAGAAGGTGACGAGTTTATTAATGAAGAAATTGACGCAAGGATAGAGCGTGAAAAGTTGGCCGCAGAACAAATCGCAGCGGATAAGATTGCAGAAGAAGAGAAGGTTGTTGCCAAAAGAAAGGAACTTGAAACACAAGCCTTAAACACTTTACAAAACATCGGCTCGCAATTGGTGGCATCCGCTATGGAGACTGCAAACAGAAGGCTCACTGTTGAGTTAGACCTACTGGAAAAGTTACGCCAAAACAATGAAATCAGTCAAGAGGAATACGAGCGTTTAACTACTGAGGCGCGTAAACGACAATTTGAGGAGACTAAACGATTAAGAACTGTTGAGGCGGTAATGGATTTGGCTGTGGCTTATATTTCAGCTTTAAAGGCTGGCCCTGTTGGATTGGCTCAAGCGGCTTTAATCGCGGCTCAGGGTGCAGCACAGATAGCCATCATTCAAAGCCAACAATTCGCAAAGGGTGGCAAGGTTCAGGACTTGGGTAATGGCCGCATAACAGCACAACCAAATATCCCCCGTCAATCAAACGGTGACAGTGTTCTTGCCACGGTTAAGCCGGGTGAGTTGATCTTGAATAAGAATCAACAGGATGCTTTAGGTGGTGCGCAGACCTTTGCAAAGATTGGCGTTCCGGGATTCGCAACAGGTGGACTTGTTGCCCCTCGTGCAAATACGCCTATGGGTGTGCCTGCCGAAAGGATTGATTACGCGGAGTTGGCGGGTGCATTCGCTAACATCAGAATAGAGACCAGCGTTCAAGACATTTTATCCGGCATCGGTCGGCAAAATAGAATACAACAACTAAAAACGCTGTAATGAAAGGGCAAATTCTTCGGTTAATTCTTGACAAGTATGGTAAGTTCGCAAGCGCACACGATGCCTTGACGTTTATCTTCGATAACCAGTTAGTGAGTGTGACATCTGTAAGGGATTTGCAGATAAAAGCGACCTATGAAAAGATGGTAAGGATGTTCCCTGACCGGACAAAGAGTGACATCCGAATGGAAATATCCGCCATGGATGAGTTTGGCCGGCCATCTGTGGCGACTGTGAAGAAAGTGACTTTGAGTTAGAAATTTAATTACCTTTGGTCTATGATAAAGCCAAAGCCAATAATCTTAATTAAGATGCCTCACGAGGCAGAACGCAAAGATTACACCCGTCAAGCGGAAGAGTTGAATGATCGCTTCCAAAACGAATACTATGTTTTAGTTATGAGTGCAGGCGTAGACTTCCCCGATGTGGAGATTTTCTATGACAAATACTTCACCGAGGTTGAATACGAGGAGTTAAAGGCAATGATAAAGCAATCTTTAACTAAATCAGAAGAGAAGGTTCTTGAGTGGATTGAGAAGAACCAAAAAGCACATGATTCATTTCAACCAATACCGCACGACATTTCACCCTTAGATGATTTAATAAAATCCGGCTAAACTAATTATCCGCTATTCCCGTCTGATGTCGCTAATTTGGCGGCATGAGTGAGAAATTAAAAAGGTTTCAGGAGGCTAACGCCATTGGTAGCATCGACCGTGAAAAGGGTGTTATTTATGGCGTTTCTGTTATTACGGGCAACCGTGAAGCATCCGGTCACGGAATGTTTGTTGACGAAACAATGGTCGAGCAGGTTGTCGAGCTTGGTAATGACAACAGACAAGGATTAAAGGCGCGTTTTGACCACCCTAACCCTTGCGCGTCAAGCATGGGTACAGCCGTAGGACGGTTTAAAAGCTTCCGCAAGGATGGTTTACAGGCACGCGCAGACCTACACCTGTTAAACTCTTCAGAGGATAGCCCAAACGGTGACTACCGGACTTACATTCTTAATCTCGCAGAAGAAGACCCTAACGCATTTGCAACCTCAATTGTATTTCGACAAGCAGAACCATTCGAACCAACCGAAGAGGATAACCCTGAACTGGCAGAATTAAACCCCGAATACTATCCACATGCAAGAATCCGATCATTGACGCATTGCGATGTCGTTGATGAAGGTGCTGCTAACGATGGTTTATTTGGTCGCCCTGACTACCTCGCGGAACAGGCAGAAAGATTTTTAAACGAGCATAAGGAATTACTTAACCCATTCATAGAAAGTATTGTAAACGAAAAACTTAAAGAAATGTCTGACAATAAAGAAACTAAAAACGGCTTGTGGTCGCGATTGACTGAATTTTTCACCTCTGAAACGGAGAAAACCGATGAGGAAGTGGTGCAAGAGTTTGCCGCTATCACAGAAGATGTGCAGGAACTCACTCAAAAGAATTCAGATTTAGAGGCTTCACTTACCGCAAAGGAAGAAGAACTCGCTGAAAAGGAAGGTAACATTCAGTTGCAACTTGAGAAGATTCAAGAGTTGGAAGCCGCTAAGGTTGCACTTGAGGAGAAATTAACTGCCGCTGGTGGTGAACTACCAACCCCTGAAGGGGCTGCTGCTGATCCGCAGAAACCACAAGGCGAAGAGCAATTAAGCGTTGCTGAACAGACGCGACAAAAGAAATTGCAAAAGATGAAGGAAGTTACAGCCTACATCGAAGAGCAAAAAAGAAAGAAAGTAAATATTTAACCCATTAAAAAATAACGATTATGGCATTTGATGTATCAGCACTATCACTCTTTATCAATGAGCAGATAGAAAACATTTGGAGCACTTCAATGTACTCCAATGATTCAGCGCCTTACCTGAATCAAATTCAAAACGTAAAGGCAACAAACGCACTCCCAACAATTGAACACGAGAAAAACGTGCTGGTTGATGCGAGTGCAGAACTCACCAGTTCCGACTTCGACGGTGACGTTGATATTTCACAAGTGAACCTTGTCACTGATAAGGTTGCTTACTGGAATAAGTTTCGTGTAGATGAATTGGAAAACTACTTCACGCAGAAGTACTTGCCAGCCGGAGCGAACTACGACCTTGGACAAACTGAGGCCGTGCTCGCGGCCATGCTTATGACAAGCAATGAGTACGGGATTAGCGCGGTTATTAACCGACAAGTTGAACTCTTGACTTGGCAAGGTGATAAATCCGGTTCTGCTCCATTTAACCGCACAGATGGTTTAAACAAGCAAACTGCCGCTGTAAATACCACGTCAAACGGTGTTGTGACATCATCTAACGCGCGTACATACATTGACGGTTTGGTTGATGCTGCTGCCGGTGATGCCGATTGGTCAGCGACACTTGCGCGAGTTGGTGGAAGTTACATTATGTGCGGACACGATGTAGTGAGAAACTACGCGAAACAATACCGTACAGACTTCACTTCACTTCCTTACAACGAAGAGTTTGGTAAGCCAATGGTTGACGGTACTGGCGTAATGATTATACCTTGTTCAGGATTGACCGGAACGAACGACATCTACCTTGTTAAGAACGACAACTTCACGCAAGGTTCTGACCTTCGTACCGATCAAGACCGAATAGAGTTCGGAATGGATCAATTCCAAGAGTATGTATGGGTAAAATGCAAATTCCGATTAGGGTTTATTGCTCGAAGCCTGAGTGCTCAGAACATCTTGGTTCACCGCGAGGACGCTGTATCGTAGTATTAACTAAAAAAATAAATTGAAATGTGTAACATAGCAAAAGGCATAACACCTACCGGATGTGTTCAATCACTTCCGGGGTTGCAGCCCACCCAAATATGGGCAATGAACCGCTCAGACGTAAGTGCATTTGTTGATGGTTCAACCGATGGCACGATCAACGCGATAACATTGGCCGCTGGAAAGTACGCCTATAAATTTGAGGTGCATAAAAACACCGCGAGTTTCATGGAGGAAATCCAATCCGCTGACAATTCAGGAGACTACTACAACCAGACTGTTGAGTTTCGTGTGATTGATGACAGTATTGAGACTTTGCAGGCGGCTCGCGAGTTGCTTGGCTCTGACTTGGTGTTTGTCATGCGCAAGCGAAACAACAACTTCTACGTTCTTGGTGAACTGGAAGGCGTGCAACCTGCGGAGGGTACTAACCACGAAACTGGTGCAGCTCCCGGAGATGACACTGGAAGAGTATTTAATTTCCAAGGTATCGTTGAGAACCAAGCAAAACAGTTGTGGGTTGGCGATTCAAATGATGCAGCCGCTAATGCAGCTTACTTGGACGGACTACTTGAAACATCGTAATTATGAGCGAAACGATATACAGACTGGATAAGTCAGACCGTGTATTATCAACTAATTGGGGGCGTGTGGACAAGCACTCCCCCTCATGGTTGTTGAGACAGGTATTGGAGCGACACCCTGAATTGGCAATATATATTGTCGAGAAAGGAGACAAGGAAGAAGCAAAGGCAAAGGTTACACGGGTAAAGGTGACACCTGAACCATCTTCTGAATCAATAACAATGGTTGAACCAAAGGCGGCAACTATTGAAGTGGAAGATAAGACCAAAAAGAAGCGTACAACCTCTAAAAAATAGTCCTTTATGGATTTGCTCACTGTCCGTTTTTCCAACGTGAACAACAACGCGCCTCGGATTGAAGAGCGGTTGTATGGGCGCAAGGATTACGTGTTTTTTGATACAGACAACCTGTTCCCTCAAAGAATGGTTGAACTGGCAGATAACTCACCTATTCATGGCGCGGCTATCAATAAGCATTCTTTCTTTATCGCGGGTAATGGCATTGAGTTTGAATCTGAAAGCGACAGCCGTGCAGATCAAGCTTTAAATTGGTTGGAGGGTGTGACCGATGGACTGGATAAATTCATCACCGCGTTATCTCTTGATAGGGCTTATTTCACCGGTCACTGCGTAGCCGTTCAGCACACTGTTGCCGGTGACATCTTAAAGGTTAAGCATCAGGATTTTTCAACGGTACGGGCAGGGCGTACACTAATGCCGGATATTTGGGAAAGCACTGAATATTGGTTTAGCATTGATTGGAAAAAAGCCACTTTTAAGCTGAAGTGGGATGACCAAGACTTTGTGCAGCCTAAAGAATACGTCAATTATTTCAATCCCAAAAGGCGTAAATCAGCAACGGCATTCATTTATGACAAAGGCTACAAGCCGGGCAAACTCTATTACCCTGAGCCGGATTATTTAGGTGCGCTCAAGTATGTAAAAACTGAAATAAAGTTAAGTCAATACGTTGATAGATTAACGACAAATGGCTTTAGAGCCGGTACACATATTCACCTCTTTAAAGAACTGGATGATGAAGCTGCTAAGAAGGCAGAAACAAAGATTAATGATAAGTTTGCCAATGATGAAGCACCGGATATTGTGCTTACTTACGGAGGCGACCCATCCAGCGCACCAACGGTAAACAACTTACCGGCATTCACCAATGCAGAAATACTAACCACCGTTGGAAAGGAGTTGCAAAAGCAGATTGATACTGCTCATGTAATACCTTCTATGCTGTACACCTCTTTTGAAACATCGACTGGCTTGGACGGTCAGGCAACAGCGATTAGAGAAGTTTTAGAATACTATCAAAACAGCGGTGTTCGGCCTGAACAAAAGCGCATTGAGCAGACTTTGGACACCTTGCTTGCCGCTGGTGGATTTGAAGATGTTAAAACGCACATTAAAGCGGTTAATCCTGTTAACTTCATGGTTGAAAAGGATATCATGATGGCTGCTCTTGAGCGCAATGAAATTAGAAAGGAGATCGGATGGCCTGATCTCGAAGATGACCGAGGTAAGGTAATTATCAATAACGGAAGCAATGGCGTACAACGACAAGACGAAACTGGTAACGCTGACTAACATCAGGGAATTAACCCCGATGAGCGAGAATGTTGATGACACCAAACTCATTAACGGTCTATTGTATTGCCAAGACGTTTACATTGGTAATCTTTTAGGCACGCCATTATACACTGAGGTTTTGGAACAGGTGGCCGCAGGTACGGAAACAACTGCCATAGAAACCCTTTTAGATGGCAATGATAAGGAGTTCTCAGGTCTTCGGGTGTGTTTGGCTTGGTACGCCTATTGGAAGTCTTTAATGGACATTCAATATAGCACCACAAAGAAGGGATTGGTTAAGAAGTTTGACAATAATAGCAATCCGGTTGACAGTTCTGAGTTTAACACTGTAAGGAGTGACGTTCAGGCAACCGCTGATAATTATGCTGCTGAGATAACTAAATTTCTGAAAGCAAATATTGACGACTATCCTAAATACAAAGAGGGTGTAGACGACCGCACCGCTGGCCAACCGCAATCGGGTAGCAGCGGTATCGCTGGAATATGAAAGTAACGGCTAATATTGCCACACAGCCACACCGGCTAAACTCCTTAATGCGTACAATTGAAAGCTTGGCTGGTCAGGTTGACGAGGTGAACGTGTACACTACTGGTTGTTTATGCGATTACAAGTGGTGTGAAACATATGGCAATGTCAATGTCGTTAAGGGTAACGATAAAGGAAGTGCTGCAAAGTTTCACTTCCTTAAAGCTAATCAGTATTACCTTTCCTGCGATGACGACATTATTTATCCTTCTGACTATGTTACTCGGATTATTGCTGCTCAGAAAAAGTACGGAGGATTAGTAACCTACCACGGGCGGAGGTTGAAGGGAAAGGGTTTGAATTATTATAGGCAGCATGAAGTTTTTATGTGCCTTCGCAAGGTTGACCACGACCAGCAGATTGACGTACCGGGCACGGGTGTAAGCTGCATAAACACTAATGAATTTATCCCTGAAAGTATTGAGCATCCTAAATGGCGAAACATGGACGATGTGGCTATGGGTTACAGGTGCGCACAAGCAGGGGTTAAAGTGACCGTTTTAGAGCATGATGCAGGGTGGTTGAAGGATGGAGATTTGAACCCAAAGAACTCAATACACGCCCATGAAAGCAAGAATCCCGCAAGGCAGGGTAAACTTGCAGATGAGATTTACGAGATAAGGTATGAACGGCACAAGGTGAGCGTTATTATTCCTTATAAAGAAGACAGGGGCTGGCTTAAAGATGCTATTGAAAGTGTCGAGAATCAAATCTATTCAGGCGAGATTGAGATAATTGAAAGCCAAAGCAATGCCAATGTAAGCACCAACATCAACAGAGGTGTAAAAATGGCCACAGGTAAATATGTGAAGTATTTATGTGACGACGACATGCTTGCACCAGCGGGAATACGTGACAGCGTTAAAGCAATGAAGGGCGTTGATTTTATTCATGGCGCATCATTAACCTTGTTTCAGAAAAGCGGCACAAAATACATGAATACTCCTAAAATTAAAACACCGAACCTTCAGCAGTTACTTGATTGCAATGTCATAAATGGCACTACATTAATGTACAGGAGAGATTTATTTGAGAAGGTTGGTGGCTTCGACGAATCCTTAACAAGTGCCGAGGAATACGAGTTTAATTTAAGGCTTTTGAGTAAGGGTTACCGCATAGGTTATTGCCCTCAAGTGGTTGCTATTTACCGCAGGCACGACTTAAACAAGTCATTAGGCAAACATTCTAACCAACAACTTCGACGCGAAACACTATCTTCGGTCAAGTCTAAATACATAAACCAATGACGTTAGCGCAATTAGATTTATTGATTGAAAATATTGCTGCTCAAAATAGCACAATAGTGCGGTATTTCTTGGGTGAAATGTCTGATGAGAATGTCACGGACAACGAGAATTACCCGGCTTTAATTCAAGGCATCAATCCCGCTCAGATATTAGGCCCATTATCGAGCGAAAGGAATATTTTTCCGGTGTCTTTATTTATTGTGAATCAAATTTCTGAAGACCCCAACGAGGAAGAATGGCGGGCAGCTTACGAGGCCATGCATGAAGTATGCAACAATGTTTATATGGCCTTCGCTGCTGCTGGTCAAACAATGGATTATGATTTTGTTTTGACCAACGCAGACATGCAGCCGGTTTTACACTGGGATAATGTGAGCGGTGTTGTTGGTTGGAACTTAACCTTTACAATTGAGCCATCAGGACAGTTGGACTGCGTACCTTTTAGCGGATCTCCTTTATGTTTTGAGATCAGCAAAAACACTTGGGTAGCAATAAAGGCATGCATGAGTGCTGCCCAGATAACCGCTGCCACGGATGATCTTTGCGGAGGCGGAGGCCCCTGCGACCCCGCCACCTACACCCTAATCAACACCAACACCCCACCGGACGACCTTTCAAGCGGTTCAATCCCTTCGGGTGATTCTGAGGAGATTATTGCGCCTGCTACGGAGGTGACCATTCAATACGATGACGGAACGCCTATTGATGTTGAGACGTTACCGAGTGGAG